CTTGCCCGAGGTTATATTGCGCGTTGCTAAACGCCTGATTGGCACCGGACGAATTCAGCACCCCGGCCTGCTCGGCGTTAGCCTGTAACGACGGCTGAATGTCTTGCGTGTAGTTCTGATTCAGCGTCCCGAGCGCTTGATTGGCATACGCCTGCAAGTTCGGATTGGTCGCCGGATTGTTCGCTTGACCCGATGCGTAATAGGCGTTGGCGTTCGCGCCGAGATTAGCCAGTCCTTGCGCTCCCGGTGTCTGCGACTCCCCGAGTGAAAGCGCACTTTGCTGATCAGGGCTGAACGGCGCTACTTGCTGGTTGAGCGCCTGATTATAAGGTGTAAGGCCGTTGCCGATACCGTTCGGGAATATCTGCCCGAGCAAGGCATTGAGATAGCCCTTCTGAGCGGGACGTTCCCACTTCGGAAGATTAGTCGTCGTGCTCGACGACCCGCCGCTTTGTCCACCACCGCTCACTTACCTAGCCCGCCCATCCCACCTGATACGCCTTGACCGCCGCCAAAGTTAAAGCCGCCCATATACGGCAAGTTAGTAAGTGGTCCGAATTGTCCGCCGCCGAAACCACCGTACTGTCCGCCGCCTTGACCGCCGCCCTGCCATCCCGAAGGCCCCGAGTTTGGCGGCGTCAGCGGGAAAACTGGCTTCGTCGGATCATTCCAGCCACCACCACCGCTCGATGGACCGCTGTTCGGTCCCTGTGGAAGACCAACTGGCATCGTGGGATCGTTCCAACCGCCACCGCCGCTCGTCTGATTCGGGCCGTTATTCGGAGCTAACGGTGTCGGCAATCCGGTCGGACCCGCTGGTCCGGTAGGACCACTAGCTTGCGGTGACTGGCCGGGGAAATAAGTCGCGCCACCGCCTGATGGCCTCGGCCCCCAACCGCCCCCGCCAGCTTGCCAGCCCTGCGGTGGAGCGCCTGTCGGTCCCCATGCTCGTTGCATTGCGCTGCCGCCGTTCATCGGTCCCTGCTGCGGGTTCCAACGAGGCATGCCACCTTGTTGCGGACTCACTTGTGAACCGCCGCCGCTCATGGTCGATCCTCATAACGAAAAATGTATTGATGCACGCGGAAGCCGTGCCTAGTTAATTGCTTCATCCATCCCCACCTCGAACTCACTCCGTCGATGTAACGCAGCCCGAGTTCGTCGCGCCGCCTAATAAGCGTCGGCATCACTTGCGGCATGACCTTCGACATCGGCTTTTCGCAGTACGTGATCCACATAAACAGCGACAACGGCACGCCGACAAATTCATCGGGGTACATAGTGACGACGCACATACCTACCGGCTTCTGCCGCTCGCCGTCGTCTTCCACGCACAGATAACACTCGCAGAAGATGCGGCCCGCGAAGCCAGCTTCGATCCGTTGCCGGACGTGCTCGGGTATCCATTGCCCCGAGCGCTTATCTTTGGATTTGATCTTGAGCAGGCCGCGTCGAATGAACGGCCACGACGCCTTGAGCAAAGGCGCGTCGCACAGCACGAGGCTATAGGTAGGTTGCTGCTTTTCTTTAACTATGCCGTTTACAGAATCCACCACTGCCCAACCTGCCCATCCACCAAAGACACCACCTCGAACTCGGGTCCCAAGAGATACGTCGTGCCGCCATCGATCATGTCGGTGCCGTCCGGCGTTATCAATACACCCGCGCTCGCGGGATCGATATTCTTAATTGTGATCACTCGACCGCTCCCGCTGCTCTGCGGTAAGTTGATTTGACCACCCGTAGCCGCGATAAATGAGTCAGTCGCATTGATCGTATAAGGCGGCACCACCACCGATACATCGACCTTGGGCGGAACCAGCCAGTTGTAAACGTGGGTGAGATAGGTCTGTAAGTACTGGACAAGATTCTGATTTTGCTTGGAGAGAGTAGCGATACCGTTCCAGATGTCGGTCCACGTCGAGCCTTTGACGACGGCAACAGGTCGCGGGAGTTGCGGCTTGGTAATTGTCGGTGATACTGCCACACGCTCAGATCGCTCCTGTCGGATTTATGTCCACGTCGCCTTGCGCGAACTCGCAAGCGCCAAATAGGTCGAACCGGAAGCGCATCAGCCGCGCGGTGACTTTCAGGTCGCCGAAACCGCTATCGGCAATCGGCGTACTGAAGGCCGCAACGGGCGGAGTGCCGGTATTTCGCATCTGGATCAGCGGAGTGATTAATACTGGCGTCGGCACGGGATTAGGCGGCACTGGATATTGCGCGAAACCGGGGCGTAGGCGGCGTGCCGAATAGACCATGTGCCGGTCGCCGAAGTCGTTGCTCACAATGTAAGTCATCGGCGTGAAGTTGAAGGATTGAGATGTATTCGGGCCAGTGAATTGCCGCACAATAAGTAGATCGGCATTAGTGTCATCGAAATGATTAGCCCACGGGAATAGCGTGTCGGGGCTACTAGAAATCATGGTGTCGGCAAAACTCGGATTCTCGCCGTAGGCAAGTCCGGCAAACACCGAACCAGTCCATACTATATTGCTATAAGAGAATTGGCTGGTGTTCGCTGCCACCTCACTCCATGTCACGCCATTGTCGGTCGAGACGTACCAGTTACCGTAAATCGGGGCGATTAGCTCGTGAAATCCGAGATAGGCGTAGAGATTGCCATTCAAACCGCGCAGCACGGATAAGTTGTAAACCGATCCTACACCGACCGATATATCGAGTCGTGTAGTCCACACCGCACCAGTCGGCGAGGTGGCGATTCCCGGATCGCCGTTAGCGAGAACGCCATTGATGATCCACTGCTTAGATGGGTCGTCCCAAATACAAGAAAACCGCTCGATACCGATTGGCGGCGCGACATTCTCGTTCCAATTGATACCATCGAAGGACCATGCAGCCAGCCCCGACCCGCAACACAAGAATTCTCCCTCTGGATTAGTACCCAGCCATGAGTACTCCGCCGTGCCGAGAGGTGTCCCGCCGCTGACGAATCGAAGGGTCCAGTTTATCAAGTCGGTCGATGAGTATAGCCGCGCGGGGCCAGTGACAAAGGCGTTCCATTCGAGCACGACGTAAGTAGTACCGTTGAAAGCAATCGCTACCAATGTTCCGCTGCCACCGTTAGTCGTGAAAGGATTGAAAGTCCAACTCAACCCGTCAGTCGAATATCCCACGTATCCCTGAGCGCTCGTTACCGGGTATAGACCAATCGTGCCGCCCGTGCCGCTAGTGAAATTTATATCGACGACGTTACCGCCCGTGCCTGTTCCGAGATTCGGCGCGGCGGTCCACACAATCGAGTTATTCGCGTTGACTTGAGTTATGACGTGCGAGCCGTTGTGCGCGGCATTACTATTGCCCGCAATGACAATCGTGTCGCCGACCGTGAAAGCAGGATTAGACGCCAAGGTCTTGAGCACGTACTGTCCTGACCCTACGGGTGATTCGATAATATCGGGTGAGCCGTTCGGTAGCTGAGCGATAGCGAATGCGAGAGTAATCGTGGTCAGCGAAAATCCGGTTACTACTAATCCACCTGTGTTGTATTGCGAGTTTGAGCATCCGAAGATGCCGACTATATTCCCGATAGCCGGTGGATGCAGAAGATTCGAGGAAAAGGTCGCTACGATGGTGTTACCGACAATCGAGATCGATTGAATCGTCGGCGTATTTTGGGTCGAACTTCCAACGTATCCAACCGTAATAAATCGGGTTCCATCCCAAATGATGTTCTTGAAAATGCCGAGCACCCCGAGCAGCGTAACGATTCCGCTAAAAAATCCCGCTGGAAATCCTGTCGTCGTCGGATTAAAGGTCTTACCGCCATCGGTTGAGGCGAACCAAGTGGTCCCGAAGCTCGCTTGTCCCGCTGCGAGCACATAGGTCTGATGTCCGTCCCATGCCGCATCGACCAGTTGATTCGTGCTGCCGTCGTCAGGATGGGCTACCGTCCAGTTGACGCCATCAGGCGAGGTTACGATCAGATTTGCTGAGCCAGTCGCGATGAGCAGTTGCGTGTTTGTCACCACGGGCGGATTAAGCGCTGGCGCGAACGGTGCGTTCTCATCGTACAAGTAAAGGTTGTGGTCGGTCAGGAACACTCCCGAGTCCGGCGTGGTCTGCGATGACACCGGATCGTTCATCACACCAGTCAACGGCAGATCGATATTCAGCCGTCCGAAACCCCACTTGCCAGTACGAAGATTCAGGCTGACGTAGGAATCGAGCGAGCCGCGCGGATTGGCGTTGACGCTCGGATAGTGCCAGAACACCAGCGTCCGGTTGATGTCGTAACGACCGGCCACATTGGCGAAGAAACCCTGATCCAGATCGCGAAAGATGAATTGCTTCAGGTTATTCGGAATCCGGTTGAGGTTATAGCCGTCGAATTGCCAGAAGTCGTCCGGTCCCCAAATATAGTGATAGTCACCCGTGTTAATGACGCATTCGTTGCCCGCCGCCCCGATGTCTTCGCTGATGGTGCCGGGTTGTCCGAAGTCCCATCCTATGTCCACCCCGACGAAGGTCGCGCACTGGAATGCGTTCTGCCGATAAACTACCAACAGTGAGCGCAACCGATGTACGGCTGTGATGTCACCGGGGATTTGCCCGAGATCGTACTGATAGACTTGAGCGGGGACGCTCGGAATATACGGACCTTGCGGAACTAAGCTCGACCACAAGACTTGCGAATTGGCTTGTACGAGAATCGTCGAATAGTCAGTGGTCTCGACGATAGACGGATTGACAGTGCCGAAGTTACCCGGCCAGCCCGGTAAAGGCTGGAACGCGAACGATCCGAAGCCGGTCGAATAGTAATAGGGTACGTTCACTCCATCGACGACGATTACAAGGTTGCCGTAGATCGCGAAGCGGCGACGGTTGAAGTTGTTGATCAGCGTCGCAGCGGAACTCTGAAAGATCCCGTTGCGCCAAATCCACAACTGGTTACTAGTCGCGGCGACGGTCGTCGGCACGTCGATAAGCAAGCCCGACAAGCTGCCGAAGACCGTACCGTTCAATCCCTGCCCGACCAGTTGTAACCCCGGCATCGTGCGATAGAAGCCCGATTGCACGGGGTAAACATTGCTCATGTCCTGACACGCACCGGGAGTGATGCTGTCGAGGTCGGGCGCGAAATCGCTGAACAGAAGCTGTTGCATTACTTATTTTCGAGGATGGTAATCGCAATGTCCTTGGCACTCGCGTTGGGCATGGCGTCGAGCTTTTCGGTGATCACCTTTCCTATCGAGACGTAATCGGGCGATGCCACGCCAAGCTTACGCATCCCGTGCGCGACCATCCGCATCGCCAGCGCCGCCTTAGCCGTGTCCATTCCTACTTGCCGTCGTCCTCGTGATAGTAGTTCATGTTCTTTGGGGTGATTGCGTTCTTCATCGCGCCTGACGCACCACCAGTAACGAGGTTCTGCACCGCGTCCATCAAGCCACTACTCGGGGCCGGAGTAGGCTTCGATGTCGGCTGAGCGTTAGGACTCTTTGGCGCGGGTGTTAGCTCATTCGATTTCGGCGTCTGGTCGTCCATCGCTCACCTCTCATATATACTGCTTCATTATCGACGGGCTGGTCAGTTGGTCGCTGCGATTCATCAACTGAGCGAGCGCCGCCTGTGTGTTTTGATCGAATACTTGCACACGCGGCGATTGCGGCCCGAGTTCGATGTCCAAGTACTCGCGGCAAATCTCGGAGCAAGTCGAGTTGATCAGTAACATCCGCCCATCAGTCACCCAAAAATTAGTGGCGTCCTGATCGGCGGTGTTACCTTGCGGCTCGACGATGGTCTGGTCGATGGTTAGCTCGACCGGGTAGTTACCGTTGGGCGTAGGGAACAATCGAATCTGATTGCCGAGTACCGCGTACAACGTCACCGGCAACGAGGTGAACGGCGGTTGTAGGGGATCGGCGTATAGGATGTCGGCGTAGTCATCTGCCGGGAATACCGGAATCCAGATGCCGCCGTAGAGCACGCGGACGTAACGGACCTTCTGACTGCCGCGCGGCAACGGATAGAATTGCTGGCCGTTGTTGGTGATGGTGTCGTTGTTGGTGACTTCGGCGGGGAATAGAACTTGCGGTCCCCAAAAGTCGATTCGTTCTACCGCCATCTGTTGAACGAATTGCGGCGGTAAGTCCGTCCGGTTAAGGCGGAACGCGATCTGCGTCTTTAAGTCGCCCCATGTGAACGCCACCAGTCACCTCTCTACCCAAAGAAGCGCATTATTTTAGATTGTGTCTTAGCGGGGTGGGACCCTGATTGAGTCCCACCCCCGTCGAACGGTTCCGGTATGGAGTCGCCAACGCCTTGATCCATCGAGCCGTCGATTTCGCCGGGGGGTGAGCCGGTTACATTCGCCAGCTTGTCCGGTTTATCAAGTCCAAGTTCAACGCCCTTGGTCGCCTTGCCCGCCATCGCTACACCTTCCTGTAGTGCAATTCGAGCGCGCCACGCTTAGTCTTACCGCAGACGGTGCAACGCTTACCCTTCTGACCTCTGAACGGATGCGGCTTACGAGCCATGAACCTTTCTCCCATGACCGTAGTACTTCATTTCCTTGGTCTTGGTTTTGTGCGTCGCGAAATCTTCCAGTTGCTTTTCGGACATCGAGGTCTCGGTCTCTTCGCCTTTGCGCTTGCGGCCTAGCTCGGCTCCCATGAATCGCTGCTGCTTGTCGCTGGTCGCGGGTGCCATTAGTTTAGTACCCGCCTTTCTTTTTCGACGGTTTCTTTTTCACGGTGTTCCTCGATGTAAATTGCCGCTGCGCGTAGGCGCTTCGGATCGTCGCGGAAGTTACCAAGCCCATGATTGCAAGCATTGCATAATAGTCCGCGTACTCGAACCTTCTTGCTGGAATGGTCTTCGTCAACCGATAGGCGCTGAGTTATGATCGTTCCTGACTTATGACGCAATTGCTTCGTTTCTGCCTTCTGGCAAATCGCGCACACGCCACCTTGAGCCGCGTACATCGCATCAAGTTGATCCTGCGTTAATCCATATTTCCGCTTCGCGAGGGCGCGATATTGCCATACTCGATGGCGACTCGGATCGTACCGCTCCGCGCTATAGCACTTCTTGCACGCACCCTTCGCGGCGTGGGGGTAAGCAGTCTTGCCGCACTTTATACAGGCGTCGAACTTCGTGCTCCACTTACCGACGCCTTGCTTGCGGCGGTGGTATCGGCCCTTCTCATAACACTTATGGCATAGGCCACGAGCGCCACTAGGACTAACGACACCACCGCATTGAAGGCAAGGTTTACGCATATCGCATCTTAGCCATTTTTCTTCATGGCATCTATGCGATTATAGGTCTGCGGAGTTTCGAGATTGACGCTCTTGCCGCCGACCGTGCGATCAGTTGCCTGCATGCCGCCGCCTGACTCAGTAGCCATCATTCCGATCTTTCCCATCGCCCGAGGTACACCTTCGCTGAAGGTCGCCATGCTGCGATCCTCTCCCATCGGGTCGTGATCGTACTGATTGCCCACTTCGAGCGCGCCGAGTTCGTCCCAATCCATCGGTACGCCACCAGTCAACATCGCGACGCTAGTCTGCCATCCGGCGCGATCCGAGTAGGCCAGATCGTCGTTCATGCCGGTCTCCCAGTTGTACTTCGGGAGATACTCGGTGCCGTCCTTCAATCCAAATTTGCCTGCCATGATTAACTCCCTTAGTTCACTGGGCCGGGTTTGCGGCCTGTGACGCTGCCTACCGTGATTTTGAAGTTGCGGGATTCTCGGTCGAGCGAGTCCGCCTGCTGATCGCCGACTGCGTAAGTCCGCTCGGGATAGAGCGCGCAGTCGAGCCAATAGTCAGTGCCGGATTGCGTGTGACATCCGGCAGGCGCTCGATTGGCGTAGCCGTCGCCGATATAGTCGCCACCGGGCGGCGTCTCGACGAACGGCTTGTCGTTTTCCGGCCACGGCCCATAGCCGCCGAGTCCTACCCAATCAGGGGGTTTAGTCGCCATGATAATCCTCTGGTACGTAATCGTCGGGCGGTTCATCAGACGGTTCGTATGGATCGGCTGGTTGCGGAGCGAATCGCGCAACCAGCTTGTCCAATGCGTCGGCTATCCGTTCCAGCGCATTCGCTTGCCGCGTCTGCGCGTCCATCGCCTGATTGTGCCGACTTTGCGAACCCATTAGTTAGTCGCTCCGTTCAAGTACTTGACCGACTGAGTGCCCATCGGCTGCATCAGTAGGTATCCGGTGATTACGCCAGTCGTGGTCGCGGTGGTCGGTGCGGTCGTGATCTTCAGGATGAAGGCCAAGAACGCATACGGGGTCGAAGTCGCGGTGACGGTGGTGGTCGTGTACGAACGCGGCATGTTGCTAGTCAGCGCGACCGGCAACACCGGGGTTGTGGTAGTGCCGTTGAAGGCGCACAACGAATCGAACACCGCTCCGAGCGAGCTTTGTCCCGCCGCCTTGGTCGCGTAATAGGTCGCCTGAAACGCGCCCGCCGTGCCGTTGTTATCACCGATACTCACCACACTGCCGGTTGAGGTATCGAGCGCCGGGACGTTCACTCGGTATCCGAGCACCATCACACCGCCCGCGCCCGCCGCGAACGGGATCGGAGCCAGTGCTACCGTGTCGTTGACCACGAAGCCGACACCACCAGTCGTGCTGGTAAGGTTAAACGAGAATGGTCGGACGAAGGCCCCGATGATTCCCGGTATGAAAATCTGCTGGTCGTTCATCGTATCCGCTACATAGGCAGTTGCCATTTTTCCCTCTCCCTCTTATGGTGCGGCGTAAGTGTCGATCACGATGCTGGCGTAGTTCTGAGCGGTGCCGCCGACGCTGACTTGCGGCGTCGCGCATCCCCAAATGAGTCCACCAGTTACGCGCAGTTGATTACCCGCATCCAGAATTTCCTCGTACCAACGAACCCGAAGCGGCTTGCCTTCTACGTTGTCGGCGGAGCCGAACGCGATGCTAAGCGCCTGTGCGCCCATGAACACTCCGCGCGCCACGCTGGTCGTACCGAGTACGGTCGGGCTGGCAACGAGGGTGCCGTTGGCGAGCATCATCTGATTCTGTGAGGAAGTACCCCACGGCACGTTGGCGTCGGCGTGCATCACCACGTTCTCGTAAACGCCGATAGCTCCGGTGAAGATCGGGTTGCCTGTGACCTGTCCGCCCTGCATCGCCATGCCGAAGATGTTTCCCCACTCGCCCGCCTGAAAGTTATTTTTCAGGTCGCGGACTTGGGTGTGATGCAGGAACAACATGCCCGCCACTTCGACGCCTTTGATAACGGGCGGCTTGATCGGGAAGATCAGAGTCGATTGCGCCTTCGCTACCGCCTCGGTGATGAGTTCGAGGTCCATGATCATCGCGGCGGTAAGGGTGCCGTCCGAAGTCGCGGTGCCCGCGAAAATCTGGTGCGAGCTATCGACGGTCGGAACGGTGTTGAGGCCGGTATAGGCGGTGTTGGTCTGGTTGGTGTTGCACGCGGCCTGATTGAGTAGGCCCGCGTCGATGATCACTTTCACCCAGTTAGCCAACTGCGCATACGCGGCGTCGCGCATAGACCACGGGATGCGCTGTTGCGACATCTTGCCGACGATCAGCGCGGCGTTACGTTGCTGGTTGATGATGAATGAGGTGGTCTGCCATGTGAGCGGAGTTTCCTGACCGGAAATCGGCGCGTCACCGATGACGCCGGGACCGACGAGGTTCGGCAGGAAATCGAACTTAACGGTATCGCCCGGTCCCTTCAGCGGTTCGTCGAACAACTGAACGATGGATGTCTGGTCGCGGGCGTTAAGGCCCGGTGCCATCAGCTTCGCAAGGACTGGGGTATGGATTGCTTGAAGAAAAACGCGGCGGGAATAGATAACAACCGCTGCGGCATCACCTGATGCGACTATGGTTTCGGCCATTGAACGGGTCTCCCTCGGTTATCAGTGCAAAATTCCAAAGTACGGACCTCAGAAAATTCGCCCTGTAACGTAGGGACCCGCGCGACATTCACTTTTAAGGGCTTGCCCCTTCGGCGTGAACGACCTTCCGGCTAGGCAATGGTAAGCGCCGAATTTCGTGCGATTGCAATACTATCGTTATGTGAGTATCATTGTATGCAATTGTGTGGATGCTATGTGGGGAAGAGGGAAAGGTGACGGATGGAAGGTCGCGCAAGAATCGAAGTATTGAAATGCGAACGGTGTCTATACACATGGATGCCACGCGGCGGCAAGTTGCCGATGACGTGTCCGAAATGCCGGACCCCGTACTGGAAAACCAAGCGGCTCAAGAAGGAGAAGAGAGATGACGCACATTAGGATTTTACTGGATCGGTCGGGGTCGATGGATTCGTGCCGCGAGGGTACGGTGTCTGGCTTCAATCAGTACTTGCGCGATCAGCAAGCGTTGCCGGATGACGGGACGACTCTCGCGCTGGTGCAATTCGACAGCGAGAGTTATGACACGGTGTTTAACAAGCCGATCCGAGAAGTCACACAGCTTACCCAAGCCGACTTCCAGCCGCGCGCATCGACGCCGTTGCACGATGCGATGGGCCGGTGCATCGACGAATTGATCCGCGATCATGCCAACGACAAGGTGCTGATGGTGATCATCACCGATGGGCACGAGAACGCGAGTCACGAGTACACGATGGAAAAACTCGCGCAAATGATCAAAGAGCGACGCGACGCCGGTTGGGAATTTATTTTCTTGGCGGCGAATCAGGATGCGATTCTGAGTGCGCGTAATTACGGGATCGATGCGAATATGGCCGCGACGTATTCTTCGAGTATCGGCGGCACGCGACACGCTTTCGCAACGCTGTCAGCATCGAATACCGCGTACCGTGTGAGCGGTGGCGCGCAAGGCAGCGCATCGGTTGATGCGATACGGCCCGAACTCGATCCCGACGATCCGCAAAATCAGGCGACAACGGCGGCACAACCTCCCCCACCGCCGAGTACCGCACCAGCGCCGAGACCGAAAGTCCGGCGCTGGTAGTTAAGTGACCGTCCGCCCACCACACCATTAAAAACAAATGGAGATGGGTACTCGCCGCCGCACCAGCAACAGCGAAATACACGGGCGGGCGGTCGCTTCCCTTGACTCTGAATAGCGCAATGTGTAAGTTGATCCGATGACGATCACCGAAGCATTGGCAGAAATCAAAACCATCGGGAAGCGGCTCGAAACCAAGCGCCAGTTTGTGTTGACGTATCTGTGCCAGCACGAATCGTTGCGCGACCCGCTCGAAAAGGATGGCGGCTCACGGGAAGCGCTGAAGCGCGAGCGGCAGGCGATTGACGATCTGGAACGGCGGATCGTCGATATTCGCGCGGCGATTGCGCGCAGCAACGAAGGCACCTCGATCACGATTGGCGGAAAGACGCGCACCGTAACCGAATGGCTGGCGTGGCGCAAAGACGTGGCGTTGCCGAGTAAGGGGAACAACGGCACGCAGGCTTTTCTCAACGCGATGCGCACGCGAATCGCACAAATTCGGCAGGCCAATCAGCCGGGTAGCGTGCGGCAACAGATCATCGCGAACATCCATACCAGCGCGAACGCGGGTGGTGAGCAGAAACCGAGTAACATCAACGTGTTCGTCGATGAGCAGGAATTGTCGAAAGAGTCGGAAGCGTTTGAAGAGACCATCGGCCAACTCGACGGGCAGTTGTCGCTCAAGAACGCGACGACGCATATTGACCTAAAGTAAAACGGGGCGGTCGGTGGAGCGCGGGCGAGGGTACTTCAGCCCCCTGACGCCCGAGTCCGCGTTTCCACCGCATTTTAAGTTTGTCGGTAACTTCGGCAGTGAAGTGAGAGTAGAGGTGAATCGTAAGGGCTAACGCTCTTACTCCAACCGGACCCATAATCCGGCAAGGTAAACCAGCCTTGAAAGCTGGCTGCGGTTCGACCCCGCATAACAACCTCAAAGTTGAACGCTTAAAGATGACAAGCTCAAATTGCTTAAATCTGAAAGTGTAATGCTGAAAGTTGATAAAAACCCTGTATTGCATCTGGTCGGTGTCGGAAGCGGCAT